AGTATCTGAATAGTTAATACTATTTAAAACAATAGGTACATCTCTTTTAATATTTAATTCTGGTACTGCATTTACTGTTACTGTATAGTCTGGTTGAAAGAATGGTATTATTTGTTCTACTATTTGAAGACCAGCTTCAGCACTTGCTGTAAATGAATATAAAGAAAAATTTAAATTATACGGAACAGGTGTATAATTAAAATTCATCACTTTACCATCTACACTAGATTTTACAGTCTTATACTTTTGTACTCTTGTAAGTTTTCTTTCACCATCATATGATAGACCTGTTATCTCAAAAGATAACTTAGGCAAAGTAACTGCAAATTGTCTATCAGATAAATTGGGTTGTTGTTCTAGTCTTGTTAGAAACTTTTCTTTAGGTGCATATGCCAAAGGCACACGAATAGATTGTACTACATTACCATTTGAATCCCTTCTTTTGATTTGAATGTTATTAAAAATTTGACCAAACGCAATAGTCATTCTTCTCATTGTCTGATTGTAAAAATAATCTCCGAACATTAGAAGTCTACCTCACCAAATGGATTGCGTTCTGTAAAGTCTAGTATATCATCACCCACACTTGCTGTATCAAAACCTGCCTCACTATCTAAATCAATATTATTTGCATAAGGTGATTGTGTTTGCAATGCATAAGTTTCCATTAAGAAGTAGTTAGCGTCGCCACTTGCTCTATCGTTTTCAAGTAGTAAAGCACCATCTTCGTTTTCTAAACTCATTTGATGTGCCATCATATCAAGTGAGAATTTATCTTCTGCACTATCAATATCTGCAACGCCAGTATCAAGTCTTTCAGATGAGTACTCGAATCTAGTTACTCTTAGTTTGTAAACAGGCAAGTTGCCTAATTGAAAGAATGGTTCTTGGTCTTCGATAAATTGAATCTCAAAGAAACTATTCATCAAAGGCATATAAATGATATCGCCTTCATTAGGTCTATCAGAAACTATTTGTGTAGAAGGGTCTCCTACAATATCTTCCCACCTTCTTTTAGATACAGTAAATGTTGTATCTTCTCTAATTTCTAAACCAAACTTACTTATTAATTCTTGTTCGCCAGCAAATCCTTCAGTAGAATCCATATACATTTCACAAAGATAAGCTGCATTAAATTTACTTGCAACATCTTCGCCAAGTATAAGGTCTTTGTTTACTAATGTTCTAGGTAGGTAATAGACATCATGTCCATAGATTTTTAAACCTTCAATAATTAAGTTTTCAAAAAGTTTTTTTTCTTCTGATGAACCTATGCCATTTCCACCTTGAAAGTAATGATTTGTTGGCATGGTGTTATCCTAATATTAAGTGAGGTGGTTCCTCGTAATTACTTCTGACTTCTTGTTCTAGTTTTAATATTTCTGATTCTGCCTGTTGCATGATTTCCATACCATTAAGTGATACACCACCAATCATAGTAACACCAGCAAATTTAGATAAGTTTTGACCCCATTGTAATTTAAATTTTTGAGTAACATATCGTTTTACCCATATGTCATTAAAAACATCTGTGTATGTAGCAGGGTCTAATTTTCTATAACAGTCAATAATTAAATACTCATCTACATCTAAATCGTTTGTCCAATCCATATCAATGTATAATCTATTGTCTAGTTGATTATATCTAATAGGTTTTTCACCTACTAATATATGGTCTAAGAAATCTAAGTGTCTTAATACAACATCATAATTAACTACTGATGTTGAAGAAAAATCGTATAAGTCATTTAATCTTAATTGATATCTAACATCAAATAAGTTTAAGTTACCTTTATCTGAAAAAGGAAATATGTTTGTAACTGCAATTACTGTATCAGGTATAACAAGATAGTTGTCTTGTTCAAAGTGTGTAGTTGATACACTACCTTCTTCTAAATCAGTAGCAGATTCAGTACTTCTAGTTTTATTTTGTAATCTTGCCTTATCATCTGATGTAAGTTTATATTTTAGATAAGTTCTACGAATACCATCTGTGTGATATTGTGCAAAATATTGTAAACTCTCATCTAGTCTATCTTCTAGTTGGTCTTCATCAACATTTATTTCTATTACAGGTTTACCTAATGCTCTTAAAGCATACTGTTTTAGTGTTTCTCTTGTATTTGGGTTTGCCATAATTCTTCTCTTTTACTATATTTATACTTTATTTTGCTGTTGCTGGTACACCAGTAGATGAAACTAAAGGTTCTTCTAACATTGCTAAGTATATGTATTTGTATCCATCTCCTACTTCAGCGTTAGATGTTACTACTTTAAAACCATTTGCTCTAAACTCAACCCTTGAACCAGTTTGTTTGGCATCCTCGTTTTCAGGTTTCATAAAATATTGGGGTACTGAACCCGATTGTCTATTAAAGTTCATCTTGTCATCTACTAAAATCCAATCTTGTGTGCTTGTAGACTTAATCCATAAAGTTTTAGGTTTACCACCTGTATATACAAATGATGAATTATTTGTTCCATTACCTCTATATAGCCCTACATGACTAAATCCTTGTACAGCTGATATACAATAGGCAACATAAGTATCACTACCATTGTTTACTCCGGCATGAGTACCAACACTAAATACACTTGTAGTTGGAGCAGTATCATTCCATCTATTTGCATTATCTCCTATTTGACTATCATCATAACCTAGTTCTATGTAATCAGTTTCGGGGTCTGTGCTAAATGATGAGCTATCATCACTATTAATTCTACTACAATAAATTTGCCACCATTCTGTAGCACTTGTTCTTTTTACAAATATCCAGTCTGGTTTTGTTGATAATCCGTGGCCGATAGTTCCTGCACTCCCTGTTCCAGTCCATGTTACAATGGAAAACCCAGCTGTTTGGTTTGCTTGTACTGTAGATGTAATAGAACCATTAGTGTTTGATGATGTTGTACCACCATTTGCTTTGAACATTGTTGTAATAAAATTTTCAGATGATGTATTAGTTCTATTACTACTATTAGGAATACTAATACCTGTACTTTCAAAATCAAATGTCCAATCTGATTCAGTATTGAAAGCGTCATTATCATCTAGTGCTAACCATTTTGTTTCTCCACTTGTAGAATCTTGACTATGCCAATGTCTACTACCTTGGTCCATATTCTTAACCCAAACCCAATCAGGTCTAAATGAATTAGTTGTGTTTACTGTTTTAGATGTGCTACCTGAATAACCATTTCCCACATAATGTATAGAATCATAATGGTCTTTATTTTTTGGTATTGTTGAATATGCCATTGTTATCTCCTATCCGTAAGTTGCAATATTAGCCGTACATATTGAATAGTATCCACTAGGTGGACTATGTTCAAATGTACCATTTCCAGCATTATCATTTTGTGCTGATGAAAATGCTGTATTTTTAAATCTACCTGTTGCCCCAAAATTAAGAGACAATTCCATATCTCCTGCAGCTCCATTTGAGCTAGTATGTGGCATATAAAATATAGGAGCATTTCCTTCTCCACTAGGGTTCGCTGTAAATGTAGCATGAGCATATGCACCAGTAGCCGGATTACCTGTACCACTACCACCATCATACCATGTACCATTAACACCCCACCACATTTTTCCATTATCAATATCTATTGCACACATAACAACATCTCCACTAGATATACTAGTAGCACCAAATGTTGCTATTACATCAGCGTTATCATGTCTAAGTTTATTATATCCAGTTAAACCACTATTAGTAGTTCCTCTATACATCCAAGATGAATTATCTGTTTGGTCACCAGGTTGTAAATTATATTTGTTTTGTGATTTAAAAGCACCAGCCACAGCCCAACCTATTTCAAATATTCCACCAGCACCTGATACTTGTGCCTCATAGTACCATTTACCTTTTGCTACGCCCATTGTTGAACCTACTTGACCAGTTGTATAACTGTTTGCATAATTATTTGTTGTAAGTCCGCCGTATGTAAGTTTGCCTACTTGTCCTTGATTGGATAAATCGTAATTAAGTGTACAAAAATTATTACTAGGAGTATCTACTGATTGATAGACATTTGTTCCATTAACTGTCCAGTTATTGCTGTTGCCGGATGAATCAAGTCCTATGTTTCCAGCATTTTCTCCTTTTAAATGAAATCCATTAGTTCCAAAACTTCCTGAATATGCTTTAGGTTTCCAAATTCCTGAGGTACTATCAAATTGTCCAAAGTCTGTATGTATTTTAGAAACACCATCTAAAAAATAATAATCAGCTATTTGTCCGTCAAAATAACTTCCTGTATGATACTTCCCCATGTATTCTGTTTCTGTGCCATTGTGGTCTGTACTGTGGTTTTGTCCAGGGTCAGTTCTAACCCAACCACCATTACTATTAACTTCTGCCTCAATACCATTCACCCACACTCTTTGTCTAGCAGCTGCACTACCAGCAGTAGTATCTAACATATAAACAAAATGATACCAAGCGCTAGGGTCTTTAAATCTAATATCTCCAGATTCCATAGCTGTTTTGCCGTTTTGCCCAGCGTCATCTGCTGAATAAAAATGTGCTTTGCCATCATGAAATGATAGTCTGTGAGAAGGATAACCACTTTGAGCGTCTCCATAAACTTGAATAGCTTCTTCAGCAGCTCCATAATTGGCATGTGGACCTCTACTAAATTTAATCCAAAAACTCCAAGTCATGGTTTTTCTATTACCTGCACCTGAATTTGTTCTACTTAAATATGCTGACATTCAATCTCCTATGGGTTCTGGAATGTTATACTGTTACTTAATCCAACGGTTACTGTAATACTGAAATCTCTATCAGCAGTTTGTGATTCAGCGTCCGTAGCCCTTAATGTAAAGTTATATGTAGTTTCAGAAGTAGGTGAAGGTGCCGTTCCTGAAATCACACCAGTACTACTATTTAGTGATAGATTCATTGTTCCGGCAGGTGTATTTGAATTACTTGTTAGTACACTTGTAGTTTCACTAAATGCTATTGTAGAATCTGATGAAGCGTCTACATCTATAGATACTGAATCTCCAGCTGCAACACTTCCTAAACTACCAGCTGATGTTGAGAATGTTGGAGCAGTACTCGCCGTAATAATATTATTAGTACTACGACCAGAATTACCATCTGGGTTTTCTACTCGTACATGATACTGACCAGAACTTAATGTTACATTTACAGATAATGTTGTACTATTTGTAAATGAAACTGTGTTTGCTCTAGTAACAGCGCCAGTTGTTTTTATAAACTCAACAATAGGTACTGTTACAAAATTTGTACCTGCAATATTGATTGTTGTAGCTGTATCTGGTGCAAAAGATTGACTTACATCTGATACTGTAGGTTTTGTTTCTACTGGTACTTCTGCAAACGATAAGTTTCCAGAACCATCTGTTTTAAGAAAATAACCACTTGTGATACTAGATGGCAAAGTCAATGTATAAGATTGACCTGCTGAATGTGGTGGTGAGGCAATTTTAACACCATGACTATTTTGTGAACAGTTAAGTTGTAATGTTCCATCAGCACTACTACCATCACCTTTAATTTCAACGACACCAGTACCATTTGGATTTAATTTAATATTACCGTTTGAAGTACTTGTGGTAATCTCACTAGCTTGAACATCTAAGTTACCACCCAATTGAGGTGTAGTGTCTTCTACAACATTTGCTAAAGTTGTTGCTGTTGAGGCAGCTGTAATTCTACCTTGAGCGTCTACTGTTATAACCGGAACAGCAGTTGCTGAACCATAACTTGCAGCTGAAACTGCCGTGTTATCAAGATTGACTGTTAATGTATCACCAGATATTGCTGATGTTGTTCCTGTGCCACCTGATATTTTTAGTGTATCTGTAGCAAGTGAAATAGTTGCACTCGTTGAAGCGTCATCTACTAATGTTAAATCTGTTGAAATACTTGCTGTTGAAGCTGCTGTTAATCTACCTTGAGCGTCTACCGTTATGACAGGAATTGCTGTTGATGAACCATATGAAGCTGCACTAACACTTGTGTTTGCAAGTTTAGCTGCTGTAACAGCGTCATCTGCTATTTCAGCAGTTACTATTCCTGAATCTTTAATTGTAACTGCACCTGATGATACTGCAAAGTTATCACTACTAAAACTTGCAACACCTTTATTAGATGTTGAAGCGTCTTCGCCTGATATTGTAATAACATCACCTGATATTGAAGTATCAACACCCGAACCACCTGTAATTCCTAAAGTTTCGCCTAATGTGATAGTTGCTGATGTTGATGATTCATCTACTATGGTAATACCTGAAGCAGATAATTTTGAAACTTCTATACCTGCACTTGCATTTATATCAGCGTTTACAATTACTCCTGTACCAATAGCAGCTGTACCTGTAACATTTCCAGAACCATCAAAACTTGCTGATGTCCAAACAACATCACCAGTTGAAGCGATTGTTCTTCCGGATGCTAAAGCAGTTGCTGTATCAGCATTACCTGTAACATTTCCTTCTAAGTTTGCAACAAGTGTTCCTACAGCATACCCTGTACCACTTGTATTTACAGTTGTTGTAGGTTCAGCCTGATTATCTTTAAATATTTTAAATTTACCTGAATCGCTGGCGTCTCTAAATAATCCAGCATATAAATCTTGTGAACCACTTGTATCATATAATCCATAAAATCCTATATCAACAGCGTCAGCTGAACCATTATTTGTCGCCATACTTAATAATGGGTCTGCAACATTAATTGTTGTTGATGATACTTCTGTTGTTGTACCACTTACAGTTAAATTACCTGCGATAGTAACATTGTCTGGCAACCCTATTGTTATTGTATCACCACTTACTGAAGTATTTACTTCGTTTGTAGTACCTTGAATTTTTAATGTTTCACCTAAAGTAATTTGTGTAGATGTTGAAGATGTATCTACAAGTGTAAA